ATAGATGCCGCGATGAAGTTTTCCAACGAAAGTGGTAAAGCCTTCGATGGAAATACAATGACTCTCAAGGAGAACTAAATGGACAAGATGGCAAAAGAATATCTTGCAGCAGAGATGGCTGGAGAGATGGAAGAAAACTTCCAACCTTGGCCTGCAGATACTAATGACAAGCCTTTTATGACCTATGACAAATTGATGTCAGGGGCAATGGGCAAGCCAGCACCAAAGCAGGGCAAATAATGAAATCAAAAAAGCATCCAGGATTCAAGGCAGTTCAAAAGAAAATTGCCGCAAAGCAGGGTGTTGGGATGGAGCGAGCTGGCGCAATCCTTGCGGCTGGTGCTCGCAAAGCCAGCAAGAAGGCAGTCAAGGCAAATCCACGCCTGAAGAAAGTTTCAGGAATGAAGAAAAAGATGGGAGCGAAATAATGGCAAAAGCAAAAAAGTGCAAGAAGTGCGGCAAAGCAAAGTGCAAGTGCTGATATGAAAAAGAAAGCAGCCGCCAAGAAAGTTGAAAAGGTTATGCGTGAGTTCAAGGGTGGAACCCTTCACTCAGGCAAGAAGGGACCAGTAGTCAAGTCCCGTAAGCAAGCCATTGCTATCGCTCTATCAGAAGCTGGCAAGGCTAAGAAAAAGAAGAAGTAATGTCGTCGGGCCAATATCGCCGACGTGATAAATTCAACTCTGTAGTTATCAGAGACGGGATGGTCGTCAGACTCAACAAGAATGGCACAGTTCGCGCTGTGCTTGGAAAGTATGGAGAGTATGGAAAGAAAGACAAAGCGTGATCCGCGTCTTGCAAGAGCTGGCGTTGCGGGCTTCAACAAACCCAAGCATACGCCTTCTCACCCAACTAAGAGTCACGTCGTCGTTGCCAAAGAAGGAAGTCAAGTCAAAACCATCAGATTCGGTCAACAAGGCGTAACAGGCGATAAGAAGCCTACTGCTAGACAAAAATCCTTCAAAGCACGTCACGCTAAGAATATTGCTAAAGGCAAGATGAGCGCCGCATATTGGGCAGATAAGGTGAAGTGGTGAAGAAGAAAGCATTTTGGGATACAAAGAATCCTAAGAAGACATCTAAGAAACTGACACCAGCGCAAAAGACTGCAGCCAAGAAACGCGCAAAGGCTGCTGGTCGTCCATATCCAAATTTGGTAGATAACGCTGCAGTAGCAAAGAAGAAGTAGGAGATACAAGTGGCACTAGGAGTTTACGGCACAACGCTCAATGACGAACTCAATCGTCTAGCCAATGGCGGCACTTACCGCACAATGGGTAATATGGTTGATATGGCTCTTGCTGCAAAGCAGTGGGCTACCCAACGCTCCGTGACCACTACAGTTACAGATACAGTGGGGGTGCTCAATCAAATTGCTGGGATTAGTGATAAGAGTAAGTGGCTTGATTTTACTGGCGTATGTAACCGCCTCGCTTCTACTTCTGGACTGGCTGCAGCGCAAGCTCTCAGAGGAATCTCATCCTGATGAGTGCGAAATATAATCTCGTTTGCGACCAAGCAACCACATTCAATTTTCAGTTCCAGATTACCAACGATGGTACTCCTTGGAACTTGACTGGCTACACAGGCACAATGACAGTACGCCCATTCGTAGGCGCTAATACAACTACTGTTGTTGCATCTACCGCAAATGGTCGAATGACCTTTGACGCACCTAACGGCAGAGTTACTGTCACACTTAGTTCATCTATTACGGGAGCCATAAGTGCTGCCCGATATTCATATGATTTAGTTTTAGATTCTGGTTCTACAGTTACCAGAGTTCTTGAGGGTAAGTTCGTAGTGACAGGAGCAGTGACCACATCGTGACACCAACAATCATTGTCATTGAATCCATCACGCCACAGGTAGCGGTAGAGTTATCAAACGATCAAGGACCGCAAGGCGGTCAAGGAGTAACAGGTTCTACAGGTCCGACTGGACCTATTGGTCTTACTGGTCCTACAGGACCAACAGGACCTACGGGTGCAACAGGCCCAACGGGACCGACAGGAGTAACAGGTGATGTTGGAATTACTGGCCCGACTGGTGCGACGGGACCCACAGGTCCCGTTGGCGCAACAGGGCCAACAGGATCCACAGGTCTTACAGGACCTACGGGTCCAACGGGAGCAACAGGTGCAACAGGACCTGTTGGTGCTACAGGACCAGTCGGAGCGACTGGACCAGTTGGTGTTACAGGCGCAACTGGACCGCAAGGCGTAACTGGAGATACAGGTCCTACAGGCCCTATTGGGGCTACAGGACCTATTGGAGTTACAGGACCCACAGGACCAGTAGGAGTTACTGGAGATACAGGCCCTACGGGCGCTACAGGCCCTATTGGAGCCACTGGGCCACAAGGTGTCACAGGAGATATTGGACCAACAGGTCCTATCGGCGCTACAGGGCCAACAGGTCCATCAGGTGCTACTGGACCAGTAGGTGCTACAGGTGCTACTGGACCTACAGGAGCAGACGGACAGTCTGCCAACTATTACGACTATGTAGCCAAGACAACTGCAACAAGTGGTTCACCAGGAAACACATTCCTACTATGGGATAACGCAACTCAGACTTCTGCGACGCAAATCAACGTTGACCACATCAATGCTGACAATGTGGATATTGATATCTTCTTAGCTTTGATTAGCGTTGGAGATGTTCTTGTTATCCAAGACAAGGCTAACTCCGCTAACTACCAGAAGTGGACTTGCTCTTCAGCGCCAACCATTGTTGTCAATGATTACATTCAGATTCCAGTAACTTTAGTTGCATCAGCAGGTACTGGAACAACAGGTTTTGCAAATAATACAAACGTTATTTTTGCGGTTGTATCTCAAGGAATTATTGGACCTACTGGTCCGATTGGAGCCACAGGACCTACAGGTCCACAAGGTGTAACAGGTCCTACGGGTCCTATTGGGGCAACAGGTCCTACTGGACCTGCAGGTGCAGATTCAACAGTGCCTGGTCCAACAGGTGCCACAGGTCCTGCTGGAGCAACAGGCCCAGTTGGTGCAACTGGTCCTCAAGGAGTGCAAGGAGTTACAGGTGATATTGGCCCTACTGGTGCTACTGGTCCCGCTGGTGCTGTTGGCGCTACTGGTCCTATCGGAGCAACTGGCCCCGCTGGTGCAGTTGGAGCAACTGGACCTACAGGACCGCAAGGACCTGCAGGAGCCGTTGGAGCCACAGGAGCAACTGGTCCTGTAGGTGCTACTGGTCCTGTCGGTGCGACAGGCCCCGTTGGAGCAACTGGTCCGACTGGTCCACAAGGTGATCCAACTTTAGTAATTGTTCCTCAAACAGTTTCATATACGCTGGTTCTAAGTGATGCTAGTGATTTAGTCGAAATGAACTCAGCCTCTGCAAATAATCTAACAGTTCCGCTCAACGCTACTGTTGCGTTCCCAGTCGGAACTCAGATAAACGTTCTTCAGGTAGGCGCTGGTCAGACAACGATTGTGGCTACAGGTGGCGTTACTATCAACGCCACACCTGGACTCAAACTCAGAGCGCAATGGTCATCGGCAACCCTTATCAAGCGGGCAACCGACACGTGGGTAGCCGTAGGAGACCTGTCAGCCTAGACAATTTGATACGATTGTGGTATGAGATTTCACGTCGTAGCACTACCACATACCCAAGTCACTAAAGCATTTGCAGGATGTGCGTACACTGAAAAGGTACGCAGGTTCTGCAATATGATGAAAAGCCTAGGTCATACAGTTTACCTCTATGCTGGTGAAGAGAATGAAGCTAATGTAGATGAACTGATTACCTGCATCACTGAGACACAACGACGCATCGTTGTAGGTAACAAGCCATATGTAGAAGCACCATTCAACTATCGCTTGCCTCACTGGGAGAAGTTCAACAAGAAAGTTGTTGCGGAAATCCGCAAGCGAGCAGAAAAGCAAGACTTTATCTGCGTTATCGCAGGTGGTTCGCATCAGCCAATCGCTCTAGCTCTGCCACATATGATGACAGTGGAGTTTGGTGTTGGGTACTCTGGAGTGTTTTCTAACTATCGAGTATTTGAATCCTACGCTTGGATGCACAGCGTTTATGCACAGCACAAAGATGCAGCAACAGTAGATGGTAGTTTCTTTGATGCGGTGATTCCAGGTTACCTAGATCCTGAGATGTTCCCGTTAGGCGAAGGTAAGGGTGATTACTACCTTTACATTGGTCGAATGATTCCACGCAAAGGCGTGGATATTGCAGCGCATATCTGTAAGACTATTGGTGCCAAATTGATTATGGCAGGTCCAGGAGAGCATATACCGAACTATGGTGAATATGTCGGAGCAGTAGGACCTGAACAACGAGCAGAGTTGATGGGTAATGCTATTGCAACATTTGTTCCAACTTTATACATAGAACCTTTTGGCAATGTGAACATTGAGTCACAAGCCTGCGGAACTCCAGTTATTACTACAGACTGGGGCGCATTTACTGAAACTGTAGTAGAAGGCGTTACAGGATTTAGATGCCGTAACGTGGAAGAGTTTATCTTGGCGACACAGAACGTCAAGAATCTAGACCGCAAGGCAATTAGGGATAGGGCTGTATCGCTCTACTCCGTAGATGTTATTGCGAAGCAATACGAAAAATACTTCAACAGGTTACTAACCCTGTGGGGAGACGGCTGGTACACGGAAGGAAACAATGCCAACACTGTCCGAGATGATAGACGAGGTGAAGAGTAACCTACAAGGTTACACACTCCGTCAAGATCGCATCACTTATGTTGCTAACGCTGCTGGTTTGACCACAACGTCAACCCAGATACAAGTCGGTTCGCAATCCAATCTTGCCAAAGGCATTATTGAGGTTGACGACGAATTGATTTGGATTGATTCCTTTGATAAAGCAAGCAATACTCTCAATGTTATTCCAGGTTTTGGGCGTGGATACCAAGGCACCACAGCCTCACCACATAGCCAATATGCCCCAGTCACCTTAGCTCCTACTTTCCCAAAGGTGACAATCAAGAAGGCTATCAACGATACTATCAACAGTTATTATCCAAGACTCTGGGCAGTGAGTTCAACAACCTTTACTTTCAACGCATCTCAGACAACATACGCAATGCCAGACGACTGCGAGCAGATTCTGTATATGTCGTGGCAGACCACAGGCTCAAGCCAAGAGTGGCTACCTATCAATCGCTGGCGTATTGATCCTATGGCTAACAGCGCTACATTCAATACCAATGTCACAGTAAATATCTATGAGAATATCCAACCTGGTCGAACAGTACAGGTTTGGTATACAACAGAACCTAATACTCTTGATGCTAGCACAGATGATTATGAAGATGTTACTGGTCTGCCAGCAAGCACATATGATGTAACAGTCCTAGGTGCCTGCTATAAACTTCTATCCTTTGTTGATGCTGGTCGTATCAATCTATCCAGCGCTGAGGCTGATCTCAACGACACCAAGAATCCATATAACTCTGGTGCATCTGCTTCTCGTTATGTATTTGCTCTATTCCAACAGAGACTCAATGATGAAGCCTTGAAATTACAAGATAAGTTTCCTATCAGAATCCACTACACAAAATAAGGAAGGCCAATGACACGTCTATATTCAAGCATCAGCGTAGAGACTACGCTGGCAGCACCGATATCTAGCGGTGATACAACGATGACTGTCTCCTCTGGTACAGGTTCAGCACTCCTTGGTGGCGTGACTCTGGCAGCAGGTGGAGCAGACCAGTTCACAGTGGCGTTAGACCCAGATACAGCAAATGAAGAAATTGTTTTTATTACTGCTGCGGCATCTGACACATTTACGATTGTTCGTGGTCGTGCTGGAACCACTGCTGTAACTCATTCAAGCGGTGCTACGGTCAAGCACGTTCTTACCTCTAGCGATCTTAGCGCTTTTGAAGCTGGACTCAATCAGACACTTCCATTCAATGCTCAAGTTGGAACAACATATACGCCAGTGCTTACTGATGCTGGTAAAGTAGTTACACTGACTAATGGTTCTGCCATTGCAGTTACTGTGCCTCTAAACTCATCAGTAGCATTTCCTATAGGAACTCAGATTACTTTTGCTCAAACAGGAGCAGGCAAGGTTACATTTGCTGGTGCAGTAGGAGTGACTGTTTACTCTGCCGATTCATTCTTGAGCCTTCGCACTCAGTATTCATCTGGAACTCTTATCAAGACAGCAACAAATACTTGGTTACTAATAGGAGATATAGCAGCCTAATGAGAATCCTTGGAGTCGTTTCTTCATCTAGCCGTGAGGTACCAAACGCACCAACGATTGGTACTGCAACAAACGTAGGAACTGGTCGTGCGTATAACAATGGCGCAGCAACAGTTACCTTTACAGCGCCAACTTTTGATGGTGGTCTACCAATTACTGGATATACTGTCACTTCAAGTCCTGGTGGGTTTACTGGAACTGGAGCAGCAAGTCCAATCACAGTTACTGGATTACAGTCTAATACTGCTTACACTTTCACAGTCACTGCTACAAACTCTCGTGGTACTAGCACTGCATCTGCCGCATCTAACAGCATCACGGCTACAACAGTTCCTGATGCACCTACAGTTTCTGTGGCTGATGTTGGAACAGCTCGCGCCTACAATAATGGCGCTGCAACTGTAACCATCACTGGTGGGGCAACTGGCGGAAGCGCTATTACTTCTTACACTGCTACATCAACTCCAGGTTCATTTACAGCATCTGGTTCTTCACCACTTACTGTTACAGGTCTGGCATCAAATACGGCATACACATTTAGCGTTACTGCTACAAATGCTAACGGAACGTCAACTGCGACCACATCTGGATCCATTACCGCAACCACAGTTCCACAGGCACCTACTATTGGAACTGCTACTGCTGGTAATGCCTCTGCTACTGTCACATTTACAGGTAACGCTACAGGTGGTAAAACAGTATCCACCTATACTGCTACTTCATCTCCAGGTTCTCTTACTGGTTCAAGTGCTACAAGTCCAATTACAGTATCAGGTCTTACCAACGGAACTGCTTACACATTTACAGTTACAGCAACAAATGCCAATGGAACTTCTACTGCTTCTTCTGCTTCCAACAGCATAACTCCTACTTCGCTATATTATATTGAATATGTAAACGCACGAAGTGCTTCTATTAGAAGTGGCTACATTAGCGGTTCTGGTGGATATGCTACTGGATTTAGTGTTACAGGTAATTTGGCCGCTGGATACATTGTAATGGATTCTACTGGTGCTATCACATCGCAAAGTCAATTCAATATAAGCGGTACTGGAAATAACTTCATTGCTAATAGTTTTATTTACGACAATGCTTCACCAACTCCATACTATTATTTATTTGGTGCTGCAAGACAAAGTTCGGGTAACTATATGGCTTCTTACACTGTACCTTCAGGTGGAAGTTGGATACAAGCACAACAAAATAATGCTACTAGCACAGCAGGTGGTAACATAGTTTGGGCTGCAAAACAGCCAAACGGTCAAGCAATCGGTATATGTGGATATTGGTCAAATGCCGCAGGACAACAATACTTTACTATTGGACGATTCAATAACGGCTCACCTACTATGTACTACTCTTATAGTGTTGACGCTAGTACCGCACTATCGTGCTCTGTTGATACTAATGGAGCAATTTTTGCCGTAGGCGGTAAAAATAGTGTTGGTACTTATGTCAAAACTACGAGTGCTGGTGTAATTACGCTTCAGGCAAATATAGTTGGAACAGTAACTAGTTATTCTTGCGCTAACTACACAGCAGATACGCATTACAATGTAATGTTAGCGCAAGCGACTGCGCAAACTCAAACAGAAATAAGTACTATTGCTATAGAAAACGGAACAGGTAATATTGCTTGGCAAAAGAAACTTACAGGATTCACAAATCTCAATTCACAAACTTCAAGTTGTATGGATTCAAGTGGTAATAGTTATCATCTTGGTTGGGAATCTGGTTCATTTTGGATATGGAAGTACAATAATTCAGGAACTTTACAATGGCAAAGAAAATTTGTTCAGAGTGTCAATGGAACTGCAATTTATTCTTCTTTACTAACAGACGGAACTAGTTTATTTACAACAAATGATGGTAGCAGCACAAGAGATATTTTGAGATACCCTTGTGATGGTTCTATTACAGGAACATACAGTTATCGTGGAGGAACTTTGACTATTTCTGCTGGAACACTAACTGAAACTACACCTACTTATACAATCTCCACTAACACTGAGGCTCGTGTGACTCGTGCTGGTTGGACTCCTATTGGTACAGTAAGTACGACTACGCCGACATACGCAATTCAACAGAAAGTTAGTCTATAGATGAGCGCATATATAAATAAAGAGACAGGTGAATATCCTCGTTATGAGGGCGACATACGACTTGTACATCCTGAAATTGGTGAAACTTTCGTATGCCCACCTTGTTTTGAACTTGTTGAAGAAATGGAACCGCCAGTATATGATGAGGCTAAACAAACAATTATTGAAAATCAGCCAGAATTAGTTGATGGCAAATATGTTCGTTTTTGGTCTGTAAGAGATTTCACTCAAGAAGAATTAGACATTATGGCAGCACGACCTAATGAAAACTTACGAGTTTATGGTTACGATATGTATCAGAAAAAATATGTATTGACAAAAACTATGAGACCAGAAGATGCCGAATTAGAAATTATTGGCAAAACCGCAGAAGAAATCGCAGCACTCTCTAAGTAAGGAGTAAGTCCTTGGCCCCATACGGCGACGACATCACAGAGGGTTTACCCTATGTACTATCCAACCCAGTTGGAGCAATCAACTTCTCATCTACTGGTGAGGCGTATGACATTGCTATCGCTGGTCAGCCATTTTTCTTGGCCACATCTGACGATACTCCGTATCGCCGCGTCACTGCTCAGTACCGCAAACAACAGTATGACCAGACCCGTGAAGCTGGAGAACAGTCGCTCACTGGCTGGTGGTTCAGATCCCAGTCATCATTCCATCTAGGTCAGGGCATCAAATACTTTGAACCTGCTCAAGATGAATCATTACGCTTTCAGTACAAGGAATCCAAAGGTGTAGATGTATGGACTAAGGGTCAGGCTACGCTAATTTATGATTCAGTTCCTACCCACGTCACAACTACTGCCATCAATGGTAATAACAGACCAGGACAGTTCCTGCGATCTATCAAATGGACTAAGAGTGGTAATAATTACAACGGCTGTCTAATGCTTGATGGTTATGACATCGACAAGATTTACCCAACCATTACTGCCACGATTACTAATAAAGCCTTGACAACTAACGTGGCTACATTGACCACTAGCGCTGCTCACGGCCTAGCAACAGGTATGGAAATTGTGGTTACTGGTGTAGATGCCACATTCAATGGCACATACACAGTTGCTTCAGTACCTAGCACAACTACTTTTACCTACGCCAAGACTGCTTCTAACGTCACATCTCAGGCCGCTACAGGATCTGTAGAAAGTTCAGTAACTCACTTCGTGAACTATGCCAGCGTTGGGGCATACCGAGTCTACGGATACTGCGATG